AGTTAAACCACTGTAAAGCCGGTGCTACTTCAAACCACGAGTTAATGAGGAGTTCATTAAGTACGTCGTAGATTTGGTTGCCATCCTCATCTTTTGCCAAGGCATCGGGAAAGAGGGCTTTAGTAAGTTTAGCTAGAGATCCTACAGCCAAAATATTACCGATTGTTATAAACCCAGTTTCCTCAGGCGAGCGCACCGAGATACCAAAATCCGATACCTCACCGCCAAAAACCGGTACATAAACTCCGGCGCTATTCTTAAGCTCTAAGGTTAGGGAATCGGTTACGTCTATATCAAAAGCCGAGTTATCTAGGTTAATAATCTCCATACGTGCGTAGCCTGCGTTGCACTGTAGATCGATATCATCCCGGCCCGTAGCCATATTGACCGATAGCACGTTATCGTAAACGGTAGTCCCTACGATAATTTGCCACTCAGGAAGCCAACTAGACATAGTATTGGCCTGCGCCGCGGTTTACCGAGGTGCCGCGATAAGTAGATTGATTAAGTACATCCTCGACGGCTCGGGCAATAGCCTCAGGATCTCCTATACCGGCGTTAATAGTTACGTCTACTCTAGAATTTTGGAAACTTGATAAAGGATCGTATCTAAAAGGCTCTGTAAGTTGAGGTAGTTCTCTAAGATTTTGGAAGCTCGATAAAGGATCGTATTTGGGAGGCGGTGGAGGTGGTTCTCTAAGATTTTGGAAGCTCGATAAAGGATCGTATTTTTTACCATTTAGGGCATCGGTATATTCTTTAAGAGCTGCAAGGCGCTTAGCATCGGCCGCGGCCTGAGCCTTGGATACTCGATCTATCATCCCTAACTCGCTCGACTCGAGTAATAGGGCAGCCGTAGCGGAGGCGTTATAAGTCTTGCTAATTGCAGCGAGTTTAGCTATCTCGGTAAGCTGAATCTGTACGCGCTCGTTATATGACTCCTTGGCCGCCAAGGTGCCAGCCGCCGTTATTGCAGCGTTATATTTCTTAAACGCCTCCTCACGTGCAAGCTCTTTATCGGCCTCGGCCATTTTGCTAGTATTGATAACCCTTAGCTCATTAAGGAGCTGGGTATTAAGGGCTCCGAGAGTAGCGTTACTAATTTCGTCTACTCCGGCTAGGCGCTGTAAATCGGCGTTTTTTTGCAGCTTGGCTAACTCGCTTATTTTCTTAAGAGCTTCATCGCCTCGATCCTCCTCGATAAGCATAAGAGCTTCGAGGCGTAGCTTTGTCTCTTTGTCGTAGGTAGCTTGTAAAGCGGCCGCTATTGAAATACGGGTGCTATCGAAAGCGGCAGCAGCCTTAGATAGTGAAACCTTATTCTTTTCCGCTCGAGCTGCCTTAGCTCTTTCAACTGCTAACCGCTTTTGGTTGGCTGTCTCTTTTGCTAAAGCATCGGCTCTTTGTTTTGATAACTTAGCCTCGGCTACTGAGTCTTGTCCACCCTCAAACATACGTCGAGCTCTAGGTCTAGGTCTACCCGTAAACCCAGTTGGATCACCCTCAATAATTAAATCTGCTAAAGGCTGGGTAAATTTAATAAATTTTTCTACGCCTGCGGCAATAGGGCCAAATATATCTCGTACACCTTTACCAAACTCAGCTAGGTTAGTTAGAGCCTCTGAGGTATTGGTAGCTAGTTCGGACATACTATCGGCTAATTCCTCGACGGTACTATCCCCGGATAAAATCATAAGGGAATTGACTAAGCCCGTACCTATAATCTCTTGAGCGTTATCGGCAGCCTCACCTAGTACGCGCATCTTGCCGCTATAAGTGTTTAATTCTGCCTCGGCTGAGCCCTTAAAGGTGGAAGTTAATAAGGCTACCGCATCCTCAAACTTTAAGGTCTTAAGCTCTGACTGAGTAAGTCCTAAGTTATATTTTCTTAAGCCTTTAGTATTACCTACGTAGGCCGCTGCGAGGTCTTGATTTACGGTTAATAAATCTTGGCCCGATCCTGCGGCTACCGATAGCGATAGGTTTAATAGCTCTGTAGATTTAGCCGCTGAGGCGGTAACGCCGATTAGCTTTTGAAAAGCCTCGCGTAGTACCTCTCCTTGGTAGCCATACTTAGCCGAAATATCATCAAGGTTACGCTCAATCTGAGGTACCTCAAAGGCAAGCCCTAAGTTTTTTACTACTTGCGTAAGGCGAGCCGCTGACTTTTCATTTTCTGCAAAAGCTTTAACCGCATTTTTGCCATAAGTAGCTAATGCTGCAGCACCGAAAGTAACGCCGAAAGCTTTACCTAGGCTTTTTACGCCCTTCTCAAAGCCGGATATCTGTTTTTGGCCTTTACCGAGGGCTTTACCGTCAAAGGTAGTTACGGCGCTTACGACTAAGCTAGGGATATTTAGCGCCATTATGCAGCCTTACCGTAACGGCCTTGATTAAAAGCCTCTATTGTTTTTACTATTGCTCGAATCACGGCAGCCTGCGCTTTACCCTGATCCTCGGCCCAAGCTCTAAAAATCATACGGCCGCGCTCCTCGCGCTTATCGCCATAGAGAGGACCCATACGGCTAATAAAGTGAGCACCGGCTCCTGGGTTATTAGATTTACTTGTAGAGGATCCGCCGGGATTAGCTCGGCCTGCAGTCTCATAGATAGCACCGGCAGCTGACTTATTGGCTACATAGTACAGAGCTCTCCATCCGTTTTTATTACGTGTACCTGCAGGCTGAGAGTAATAGATACCTCTTTTAACTGTCTCATAATCGTAAAGCGGAAAGAGTCTTAGTCGGCCCTCGGTGTTAAGAGTTCTAAAAGCCGAGTTTTTAGCCGTAATCGTTTTGCCTACTGTGTTTTCGTTCCAGCCGTAAAGGTTATCCGGTTGAGGAGATGGAGCGTAGCCTCGAGCCTTATCCCGGATAGGAATCATTACGGCTTTAATCTGAGCGTTCATTTCTTTAAGTAGTTCAGGATCCACTTTGCGGATAGCTTTGAGAGTACTTTTAACGCCTTTTACGTCTACTGGCATTTCTCTCAGCCTCCTTAGCTTGATCGTTTAATACTTGAACTAGCATCTTGTACATTTCTGTATCGAGATCGATAACCGACTGAGGCGAGATCCCTAACCGTATCGATAGCTGGGCTATTTGATAGGTAAGGGAATCCCGCCCTAGCCTAAAGGTTCATCGTCTAGGACCTCGACCTTTACTAACGTATCTAGGAACTCAGCGCCGAAAGGTTTTACTACTTCGCCACTCGTACGTAAGCACTCGTGAGCAAGGTAAAACAGATCGGTCTGTTTTTCATCCTCTCGGAAGGCTTTGTGAAAACCTTTTTTAGCGTAGAGCTCAAAGGCATACTCAATACGTGGGGTTATCTGATGCTCAGTAACCTCGCCTGTAGCCCTTGTTATTTTGAGTCGTGCCATTTGTTGCCCCTTTGTTAGTTGGTTATGGTGTTGTGTCTACTACGATAACTGAGTTACAAGTAAACGTAATGCTTTGAGTTGAGATATCCCCTACAGCGCCATTAATATCAGTAGTGTTATTTACTAGCACTGTAGTCTGATACTCAGGGTTTGTAGCTGAAATAACTGCGCTTGTTTGCTTAAGCGTTAGAGGCACTGTAGTACCCCAAGCACCTTGGAGAGTCGCTAGGACTTCACCAGCTGCAGTATCGTTTAGGAAGTCAAGAGTAACGGTCGAGGTTTCTAGGCCCTTGGCATATCGTCTCGAATTATCTCCCATAGCTGTAACTTCCAGCTCCTCAAATACGCGGTTAATAGTTGCGCTCGTTACGTGATCGGAAAGGTCTACCGAGTTAAGGGTTACGACCACTCCATTTGATAAGAATATAGCCATTAGCCTATTCCTCGCTTTCGGTTGTAGTTGGTGTTGGTTTTTCTTTTGCTACTTTGATAGGTGCAGGCTCATCTACGATCTGCCCAATCTTTCGCAAAAACTTTAGATCATCCTCTGTATATGCCATTTGTTAGCTCCAGCTCGTGAGAATTGAGATAGTAAAATCAGCGGTTAGTAGATCCCCACTCTGTACGCTAAGTACTGTAGGAGCCGACATACTGCCAATATTCATTACGATATTTGAGGCAGCTAGTTAATTAAATACTGCTACCGCTGTAGTCTCGATACCGTTCAAGTTGCCTTGATTATCGAGCATAGGTACCGTCATAATAATTTTTAGGTTAGCTAGAGGCGCTATCGTGTTATAAGTGTTATTACTCGGAGTAATGTAATTATCCGCTGGGGCCACGATTACGCTATTAGCTGTAATAGTTGGAGGTGGGAAACTGTAGGTATTCCATACGTT